GTCTTCTTTTTATCTTCCATCTTCTTCCTTAAAGAAATGGGTTACGAGGCCCAAAAACACACGTAACCCATCACACTAATCTTGGCGCCAGTCAGCTAGCTGCTTATAAGATTGCTCGGCGGTAGTTTCAGGCTCTTTGTTCGATTTGTTTGAAGCCTTTTCCTTCTTACGACCGAGGATTTTATCAGCTACCTTCTTTGCGCGCCCTTGCGGTTGCACCATGGCTGCCATACTAAACTCCTAGTATTTTGTCTTTGCTGGGCCTGATCCACCTTTGGCGTCAGCACGGATTTGTTTGTCGATACCATCTTGCAAAGAGTCATAAACTCCACTGAAAGAAACAGTAGGCGACGTTGGGTAGTCTTTCATACGAACTTCTGAAGGCATACCGCCCTGGTCGACACTCATGCCCTTGAGCATAGGGTCTGAATAAAAACGTTTGTTCTTGGCCATTTTTAGGCCCTTTCTATTGGAAACTGCCTTGAAGCCCTCAAGGCAAGGAATATCCTCTAACCAAAGAGGTATTATTTTGTGTTCTTGTTCTTAAAGCCCATCTCCATCTCGACCTCTTTCAAGCCCTTACGTAGAGCTTTTTCAGGGTTCGACTTGGTCTTCGAAGACTTGTCCATCTTGGTATTGGACTCTTTCTTGACGACAATCTTGTTCATCTTTTTATTGGCTTTGGCCATTTCATTTCCTTTTTTTTCTTGGTTTCAGTTTCTTTTCTAGGGCGGGTAAGTTTTTTTCTTCGTAATACGTTGGCATCTTCTCTTTAACCAGATGATCAAGTGCTATCTTCTTAGCGACAGACTTCTTGCCCTTGGTTACGTCCTTATGCTCTTCAGCCTCCATTGCAGTGCCTTTTTTAATGGCGGCTTTCGTTGGCTTGTTAGGCATGTTGCTCCTTTAAACGTCGCATAGGCGACTTCTTAACGGGATTCTTTTGACGATGCGGCTTCATCGATGCCTGTGCTGCAACTTCTTCAGGGGTAGGTGCTTCAAGCATCTGGGCCATAGCTAACAAACGTTCTATCTTGCTCAAATCCATATCCTCGAGTTCACTAAGCGCCTTAATCTTGTTCAACTTCGCTTGTTCAAGGTCTTTGACCGCTTCCATACGACGCTCTTGGGCTAAACCGATGTTCGCCGCGGCTCTGGTATGTCTCTCTTGTGCAAGCGCAAGCTTTTCATCCATCGTTGCTTGCAATAAGGCAGCTTGTGATTGCTGTACTTGTTGGTCTGTTTGCATTTGCTTCATCTCCGCTTCTTGTTTAGCTTGGTTTGCCTTCTCTACCATCTCACGTATCTGCTTCTTGTTCTGTACATTCAGATTATCTAACAGAATCTCATCAGGTATGTTGATACCTATCTCCTTCAATGAAATCATTTGTGCAAAGGCAAGTTGTCGTTGTGTGCTTGTCAAGGCTGCTTCCTCAACAACACAGTCATACTTACCGAAGTTCTTGTTGTAGAAGGCCTGCGAAGGCGGCTCTTCAATAATTCTTTGCACCTTGCCAGGTGTGTAATTGTTCTGAATAGCCTCAATGTTCAACTCACCAAGCAACTTCTGAGAAAGGTCAAGTTGATCGAACAGAATCTGCAAGGTAGTCAGCCCTGCACCTTGCCGAAGTTGGCTCAGAATGCCGGCTTTGTCATCATTTGCACTGCCCAAAAGTTCTTCATTCACACCAGAAATGTTATTGATTTCATTTGCAAGACTTTCTGACAGTTGGAAAAACGATGGTGGAATTTGTGGGGCTTGTATTTGCTGCACATCAGTCATTTGCGCAGAATCTTTAAGCGCTATGCCTCCGCCCTCGCCTGTTTGAAAGACGTCGTTTGGATCAACTAATGCACCCTCCTTGAAGATATAGCCAGAGTTAAGCATCGATTCTACGATAGCCATCTCTGCCGTAAGACGACGAGAATAGAGGTATTGTGCATCGCGAAGGCCACGAACTACGCCTTGTACACGTTGCGAGTAGTAAGGTAATTCGGGCGTAAAGTAGCCAAACACCGGCACAAAAGGATAGCCATTGCAGATACCATTCGGGCCATCATAAAATAACTTGTTGTTAACGATGATAGCCATGCGTACCGTCGGTATCTCTTGGGTGATGAGTGTAACTTGTGGGTACATCTGCAGAAATTCGTTGAGGCCTTCATCGTTCTTTGAACGCCATTCCATGGCTTCGCCTGTTTGCACGTCGATTAAAAGACGCTGCTTGCGCGTATCTCTGTAGTAAAACTCGTCATAGGTGTACAGATTGGTTTGATAGGCATACGTCTCAGGCATAAAGTTGTACTTGCCGTCTTTGGTAGCGAACACTAAGCCATCAATCTCATCTTTACGATCAGGCATGAGTGCGTACAATTGCCTCTTTGAGAGATATGATCTCCTTGAAAGACCGTTGCAGTCGCTCATATCGCATTTTTTAAAGAATGGGTCGATGATGAATTCGTTATAGGCAAGGCACGAGGTTTTAATGTCACCGGAAACAGGGTCGTTCGTGTAATCCATATAGACTTGAATGAGGTTCATGCCAGTGATCAGCGCACCATGAAAGGCCGTTGAGACTGTTTCAAGTTGGTTCTCGCGACCGTTAAGGTAGGCCAGCATCTTGGAAAATTGGTTTGCCGTATCTTCGTCAGTGTTTTCTATGGGAGTACAGACAGTTTGCTTGCGATTACGCCGCTGATGGCCTTCTATGAGGTTGACCACTCGGCGCACACGATTGAAGTTGTATTTTGCACGTTGATTCTTCGGTTGAGCGCCATAGATTTCTTCATAGAGTCCCGTATCACCACCAGCATAAAAACGTGTGTCTATGTCCTGTTGGCTCCATGAAGCCATTGCCTGCGTGATACTGGTTTGATAGAAGTGTTCGAAGCGTTTAACGCTATCTGAACTTGTATCATCAAAATAGGCCGGCCCCATTTCAGAATCGATGATTGGCATATGGTCACTCCCCGTTTAATTTCACTATAAGTACAGGGAGAGACTACAAGCCAACATAAATCTAGCTGAAATAGTATTTCAATAAAAAACCTTCGGTTGAAAACCCACCAAACAGAGAAATCTCACTATCTCTGTGTGGTGGGGAAAAAAAGAAAGAATCGTAGTTAGTATAGCTTAATTTTTATGAAATACGCGCTTATACCATGGACGTTGCTGCGCAGCTTTCTCAAGAGCCGTTATTCTCAAAACAAGCTGATAAGTACGCATCATAAATGCTAATCGTTTCATTTTAGTCCTTCTTTTCGTTCTCCTAATAGGATAGTTCTACGCGGACAACAATGAAAATGAGATCGAAATTTTTCTACACCTTTATTAGAAAAAATGTAAGTAAGAGTGTATTTATATGCGGGAAGGCCACATTTATCACATTTTATTGGATATCTTCTAGGATATATGTGCATACGTAGCATGTTTATTCCTCAGGAATGCATGGCATTGGAAGCCAGTGAGTACAGAGATTTATATCTAAATTGAACTTCCCTACTGAGTTCTTCTTTATCTCAATGCATGACATCTTATAGAGCGATTCATCCATGACAATGGGAATCTGGTTCATATCCTCTTCAAGGTACAGCACATATGAACGTGGTATTCGTTGCGGTTTGCCAGCGGCTGGCTTAGCGACGATCAAGCTCGTCATTAGCAGGAAAGATATCAGTTTCTTCATCAGTTTCCTCTTTTGGCTTTCTTAATGTGCCCCACGCCTCTTTCAGCTCTTTAATGCGCTGCGCTTCCTCAGGTGTATAGTCAAACTCTGGGAGTGTCTCAAGTTGCTCATTAGTAAATGCTCTCCTTCTACGCATTGTTAATCCTCGTAAATTACCAGCATTGAAGTTTTAACAAACTCCCCTTGGCCATGCTTTCTGTCATAGTCTTGCGCTGCGGCATATTTTATGTCTATGATGCGATAACCATGGTGCAAAAACAACCACGCATTAAGCTCTTCTTTGTCGCTAAACTCTTCTACTTGCCACACTATTTTTCCTTATTTATATAAGACATATGCATAGGTCACCGTGCTTCCTGGTTCCTCTAAAACTACCGAAAATTTTATATCTATTACCTCAAAAACAGGCTCTCCACTGTAATCAAAATGCTTATGCCCCGCTATCCATGCATTCATTTCGGATTCACCACCAGCCTTATCCCAGCAAAAACTTTTTACCTGTACTGCCATTTTAATACCCCAGATATTTAACAAGTACAAACAGATCAATTGCCAACCCAAGCACTACCATCAACCATAAGACCCAATGCGGATCAAAAGCGAAGGGCTTGCCTTCTGTTGGAGTTTTTTTCCTTGCCAACTCTCCTTGGTGGTACATATCCGCAAAATAACGTATCGAGTTCAGCTTGTTGCCTGTCTCACGTGCTATGGTGTAGACATCCTGCCCTTGTCCTAAGCGCCTAAAGATATCCATGCGGTCTAGCGTCAGTATCTTCCCAAATTTCTTCGTCTTTTGTGTTTCTGGTTCTACAGGCATTTGCTTCGGGGCTACAACTGGTTCGTTTTTTCTTTTCTTATACGACAAATGCTTTGTGTTCTTCCACACTGTAGCGCTTGAAAGGTCATACTTGTCTTGTATCTCCCTATTTTTGAGTCCAGCTTTGTAGTCTTGTTTAACCGCCCTTCGTCCTGCTTCGGTTAAGAAGCCCCCCTTAGTCTTTAGCTCTTTCATCTAAGCTCTTTTCTCTTCAAGATACACTTTTAGTGCTTTGTTAATTATGTAGGTCAACGACTGCCCTTTTTGTTCTGACTCGTTTTTCAGCTTTTGTTGGAGTTGTTTTTCAAGGTAAACCGAGGTTCGAATACTGTCTTTTTTAGCGCTCATAAGCCTCCTTTCTATCTGACATTTGAATATTCTATTAAGCTTTTAAGTGTTAGGTTTGGTAATTTATTCTTTCTTATTGGGTATGTGGTGCCTGAATTCGTAGAGGCGCATTGATTGTTCAAGATAGGGACGTTCATCGAAATAGGCTCGTAGTTCAGCGGGTGTATATTTTAATAGGGTTGCTACCAGATCTAGTTCTATGACCATAGAACGTTTTTGCTGATTAAAGAGCTGTATCTTTTCACTGAACGGTTGTTCTTTTGCTAGAAATTCATAGAGCTTTTGGTCTTGTTTGAAGATTTCAGTAAGTTCATCTTTATAAAAGACATCAAGTGCTTCAAATACACGCTCTGCCCATTTATCTATTTCTACTTGTGGGTCATATTTTTCTGGGTCAAAATCGTTCCATCGTGCTTGGGCTATTTGATAGTTTACGGATGCAAGCTTAAGTGTTAGATACTTCACATCATGTTCATCTACTTGTATATCGTTATTAAAGAAGGCGAGTATTTTTGTGAGATTGTTCATAGTTTGTCCTATTGGTTGAGTCTGTGTAATTCGCCAGGTGTTAGTTTGTAAGTGCAGCATTCGTAGCAGGTATACTCCG